CCAGACCATTCTAATGTTTTTTGTTGTAGATCGTATTTGTATTTTTCTTCGTTAAGATAGTCTTTTGATAGTGCATCAAGTGAGTATCTAAATCTATTCTCATCAATAACAGACGCGGCTATCATGGTGTCAACGATTCTACCTTTAATCATCATGCCAGTTACTGCTCTTATCCAACAGACATCATACATCGCATTGTGAAATACTTTTGTAATATTTTCGTTTTGAAATATTTTATCGTTTAATACCTGCCATATTTTATTTATTCTTTCATAATCTATATCGGTATCGGAATGACGTAAGGGAAAGTATGCAAGATCATTACCTGTTGCAACAGCTATGCCACATATAAAACCATCTCTACGTATGGCACCTGATCCTTTTGTTTTAAGATTAGGATCATATGTTTCAATATCTATTGCGACCGTGTCTATACCTTTTAGATCTAAATCTTCTGGTGTATTACACATCGTAGTCTCTCTCCATAATCATCTCAATAAAATGTATCGCCTTTAATAAATCTTGTTTCTTTCCTTTATCTCGGTGACGAATAATATATTTTATAGCACAGCCTTCAGGATATAACAACTCGTTCTCAACTACAAACTTACTAGGTTGGATTTTATATTTTTGATAGTGTGATCCTCCGTGCTGTTTGTCCCAAACATTTTTCTTTTTCATTTTGCTCCTAACGTATATTTACCTTGTGACGCTATCGTCCAACAATCAAACTTACCTCTGCTGTACGCCACATATTTTAATCTTAGTTGTGTAAAATAATCTTCTAGTCTTGTTGTCGTTAAATCTACGATAACGTTATCAAAGGTTAAGCCTTTGACAGTATGAATGTTTGCATATTTTACTCTAACCTCTCCATCATTAAATCCTTTCTTTAAAATTTTTTTAATGTAGATAAGTCTTTTCTCATGGTCTTCTTTCTTACCCCTTTGTGTTCTAACTAAACAAAAGTCTGTCTCTTGTGGCGCTGTATCTTTTAAATATTTTTTCTCTATTAAATTGTATATAGTGTAGTCACGATCTATCCAATTTTCAAAAGTCTCTTTGCCTTTACCTCTAACTATGACTTTGCTCCCAAGATATTGCCAAAAATCTTTTATTTGTTTTAATGGCATGGGTGTGCCTTTGCAAAAATCTGGCCAAAGTTTATGACATTGTAATTCTTTTTTTGGTACGTGGGCCGTGTTCCCTACGTGTGCAAACTCGATCCCTTGTTGTTTAAAAAATTTTTTGACCCATGAATCCGATGGTTGGCCCCTATAAGTAAATAAAAAAGTTTCATTAGTATTATTTATTTTATCTAACAAAGTTTCCATAGCACTAGATCTTTTATACAAACTAGGTAAATGATAGTGATTGCCTACTACGTCTGTTGGTTTCCAGGTTCTTTCATACCCATAATATTCCCATATTGGTTTTATTATTCTTTTACACAAGGCGTTTATAGTTTTTCCACATCTATGCCCTTGATCTAATTGTTCTGCGTTTCGAGATAATTTGTGATAATAGTCTGCGTCTGATCCTGCAAACTCAAAAATAGTTTGATCAGCATCACCGACAAAATAATATTCTTTCGCCTTCGTAGACATTTTATCTAAAGCTTGCCTTTGTGGCACGTTGCTGTCCTGTGCCTCATCGACTATCAAAGCATCTATGTCTGGCTCTACAGCTTTGTCTATAAAATCCTGTATCATATCTGCGTAATCACAAACATGATTGTCATGTTTGTATTGCGCATATGGGATTTCCATCTGTTCGATAGAGTTTAAACTATATGGTTTGTACATATTTTTATCACATGTCTTCCAATGTTCTTTTAAAGTTTTACCTCTGCCGTGTGCATCAGATAAATATTTATAAAACTTATGTTTATCTGCATTAAATTCCGATTCGTTTACTCTTTGTAAATTAAATAAAGAATCTATCATTGATAAGTTCTTGTGATCTTCATAACTAAATACTTCTTTACGTCCTACTAATTTGCTTTTACAATACGCATGTATCGTACAGATTTTATACTTCATAGCTTTTTTTGTAACACCATTCATCTCTGGTAGTTTAAGTATCTCATCTCTTATTTCATCAGCTGCAACGTTTGTATGTGATAATATTATTATTCTGTTGTAAGAATATTTTTTTAATAACTCTGTATACTTCTGTGTAATAAACATAGAAGTCTTTCCTGTGCCCGGTGGTCCTGATATAAATTTAAGTTTTTTCATTTAATTTATATTCTTTGAGTTATCAATCCATTCATGTTTTTGTGCGTCATAAACTAAAATGCCTAAATCTTTTTTAAGATCGTGAGTTAAATTATCAATAATATATAACAACTCTTTTTTCTCCATTGTAACTTGTTCTTGTCTACGATTATTAGTTTCAAATCCGTTAACATATACGCCACGTTTTCTTAATCTTAAAAAATTCTTATAAGCTTGAAATAATATAAATCCTGATCTAACAGAAATACCATATGTTCCACCTCTATTTGCTTCAGATGTTTGATAATATATTTCACCTGGGTATATGGGGTCATAAAATCTATCTAATTTTATAGTTCTTGCTTCCGTAATTCTAACGTTAGAACAAAAATCTGTTCCAAAACAAAATAAATTTAAAAGTTTTGATATGTGATAAGCATGTTCTGTTACATATTCATAGTCTTTATCATTTGGATCAAATCTTTTTGATGCTCTGTGTAAATAAAACCATTCGCTTCTTTCTCCAAAAATTCTTCTTTGATATTCTGTAGTAGCATAAACATTACTATTAATTTTTTTTAATTCACTAAATATATCTTCGTTTTCATCTTTTGAATAATGTGCTTTTATTTGTTCTTTAAATGTAAATAAAATTTCTTTTGGAACTTTTAGTTGTAGTCTTACTAAAATATGTTCGATTTTATTAAAATCAAACCACTCTCCTTTTATTCTGTGTTCTTTAAAATATCTGTGCCAATCTTTCTCATAACCTTTTAGATAGCCTATTATTTTTAAATCAATTGGTGAAGAGGTATTCAAAGATGAAAATCTTTTCATTATACCTTCTTCCTTATCGCATTTACCTATTTTAACTCTTTTTAAATTACCCTCTTTTGCTAGAATAAAATAAACATAGTGTGGTTTTTCTTCTCTTTGTATTTCCATAGGTACATCTTTAAAATATTTTTTAGGTATTTGTTTCATCCTGAACCTCCTTATATTGACCCTCTATTATTAAATCGTCTTTATCAAGTTTTTGACCTGTTATACGCCATGATACACAAGACTTCTCACCATACTTGCCGTGATTCTTTTTTGCTTTTAATATATTTTGACACTTAATTACAAGATCAACTCTCGGTAAATTTATTTTTTGTTTTTGTAAATAATCTTCAAACTTATCAAGATTAAACTCTAAAATATTTTTTTGCATATTAAAGTAAGGTAAACCAAAGTACGCTAATTCTTTTTTATTCGTATATGCTTTTTCTTCAGAAATATAATTTTTAAAATGTTTTACAAACCTCAAATCTTCTTCTGCTTCCTCAACATAGTTATTTGATTTTTCTCTTGCTTCATATTTTCTACGCATTATTTCTTCAAAGTCTGCAGCTTTCATTTCTGGAATCCAAACTGAAGCTTTACTAATCACAGAATCGTAAAATAATTTTTTATTACGAAGTGTAGGGCCATCAACTGTAATTGTTTTTTCAACAGCTTCACCTTGCACTACGGCGTTTATTTTTACAAAATATCTATCGCTGCCATATTCTATTATTTGTCCAATAGATTGTTTTGCTTCTTCACTTGTAGCCTCTTGCACACCTATCCAACTAAATATAGTTGCGATTGTTTTTGTAGAGCACCCGATAACCTCTGCAAGTTTTGGCATACCAAATTTTCTATTTGCTTTTTTATGTGTAGTCCCTTTTTTATTTCTTTTATCTGCCTCTTCATCTTTTGCTGCAACAGCTATCTTGTAAACAAAATCATCTATCTCATCTACATTCCACTCTGTATGTTTTAACAACACACCTGCCACTGCCGTACAATAATCATCTCTTTGTCCAGAACCTGCGTACGTAATGCACAACGCAGCAGATAACGCTATCTTACCTAGATCTACTTTTAGATTACCTGGATACTCATCAATACCATCATACTTGACCCATTTAACTATCTCGTTTGTTGTATGATATTTAGTTTCTGGAACTAGTGTGTATTTATTTGCACCATGTCTTATTTCACATAGTGTTGCGCCGTGTTGATATTCCTTATAATAATTTTCTAATTCTTTTGGTAATGCAAATTTTTTATAGTCTGAAGTGCCAGACCAAAGATAATGACTTGATGGATTATTTCTTCTGCCAAATATTGCACCACATGATTTAATGTGATCGCTTGTAAATCTTTTAACAACAGGATTATCAATATCAAAATCTATGTATTGATCTAATCTTAATCCTATTTGTTTTGTTGCGTGTTCTATTCTCCATTCCTCTTTTGTAATTTTAAAATCTGGATCAGACCATTTTTCAACCACACTCTGCTTTGTATCGCAGGGTATGATAACCCGTCCAAGATCTATCCAATCTTCGTACGTAACTGGTGCTTTAATTATCTTTTCATTCATAAAATATAAAAAGTGGGCGTTTCCACTCTCGCATCGACGCCCACTACCTAGGATCTTATAAATTTAAAGATTTTTTGGTTTGTTCCT